GATTGATTTCTTGTTTGGTGTCGGTGAGTGTTGACCCTAAATCACTGATTCGCGACTTCACATCGTCAATCAAACTGGTCTGACGATCTTCTAAACTTCCAATCGCCTGGTCTTGTGCCTCTTTTACTTTTTGTTGGGACTCAGCAAGCTCGTCTCTTGCTTTGTCAATATTCGATTGAAGCGTGTCGACCAGATTTTGTTGTTCAGCCTTGATATTGGCTCGCTCTTCGATACCTTGCGCCTTTAGTCTTTCGCTCTCAGCTTGTAACGATTCTTTGACGCCAGCCAGTCGCTCTTCCAAAGCCTTCACAACTTCTGATCGCTCAGCGGCTTGTGCAGCCGCTGCTGAAGCTGTTTCTTGTCCAACCTCTCGCCTAAGCTCTGCCAAAGCAGCCTCACGCGCAGAAATTTGACGAGCTTCTGAAGCTTCTTGTGCCTGAGTGAGTTGTGCTTGACCTGCTTGTTGTGCTTCCGTCAATGCTGCTTCAAGATCACCAAGCCCTTGTTCACGAGCTTCGCGAGTTAAATTTTCTAGTTCATCAAAACCAGCTTCACGAGCTTGACTTAGCCTGTCTGCGAGATCAGTTAAGCCCCTTTCACGCGCTTGATTCTGAAGCTCATCAAGCTTTGCAATAGCCGCCTCACGAGCTGCTGTCTGTCCAGACTCTGCGTCTTTTTGTCGCTGAATCAAATCTTCAAACCGCTCATTCAACAAAGCCTCTTGCTCGGCTTTCTGTTCCGCCAGCATCTCTCGATATTGTCGCGCTTGGTTTCGCGCGGCGTCGTCTGCAAAATCCAAGGTCCGCAAAGTAGGCGTCGTTGGCGTTGGACCTGCACCTCGATCAAAAACTGGACGATTCAGCAGAAAATCTTGTAGCCCGGCAAAAGGGGATGCTTGACTTGCGTACTCTGCTGCTGCTCTGTCTAGTTCTGATTCAGCCATTTACATCACCAGTTTTTACACGACCAATACGATGCCGCAAAAACGTCTTTTTTCTTTTCTACCGCATCGCAATTGTGGCGAGCGCGAAAAGATTTGCGTCGATCTGGTTGGTCTTTTTTGATTGACATTTTGGGGTCGCCATAACGCACAATTTTGACTTGATCGCCTTTTTTTGCCAACACAGCAAATTTTTTGTTTTTGCCCGGCGTTCGTTTTTGTTGGTTGTAAGCGGGGAACGACTCACCTCGGTAAATGAGTCGTCCCGATTTTGTGCGTTTCACGTCAGAAGTATCAGCCATAAGACTTTATCAGTTCTAAAATGATCATATATGTGTCACCGCTTGAGTGGCCGACCGTCGTGAAATCCAGATCGCCCGTTTTACCGCTACCGGCGTTGTTGGGTATGCCAGAAAAATCACCGTAGTCGTGATAACCGTTTGAGTCCTCACTCAGCCCGATTGCCAACACGTTACTGGTCGCGTCAAACTCAATTTTGACGGACATGCCCGTACACTGCCACCAAATACGATTGATTTGGACGCCAGAGCAGGCAACTCCGCGCGCGTTGCTATTCAAGGCAGACACATCAACCTTTTTTACTGCCGATTCACCTGTACCGTCGCTGGCGTTGGTGAACTTCAAGACAGCAATTCGCTCGCCGTCTTGAATAGTTTGGCTCGTTACAGCATCAGCCATAATTCACCCCCTATAATTCAGTTGAGGCGGTGCGCTCTTTCATCGCAGTGATGTAGTCAACGGTCATGACCTTCGCCGCTGCTGCGCCATTCTGAATGCCAAAGCTAACAGTAAGGTCTTCGTCGTCGGGCGCGTTAGTCGAAACAACAGTGCCGACCTCTGCATTGTTCTGAAAGACATGGAACAACTGATCTTTTGGATCGAAAACGAATCCCACAGTCATGAAGGTGTCATCAGCCATGACCGTTGGCAGGTTCAGCGTTGACTGAGTGCCGTCTTTTTCAACGATAAACTGTAGCGTGGTGCTGCCATCTGTCAGCAAGAAAAATATGCCGTCACTGACATCTAATGGTGAGGTGTCGGTTATTTGCAAACCGATTACTACATCGCTTGCATCCGCGTCTGAGGTCTTAAACCTTGCGTTGAAAGCGAGTTGCTTGCCAGACTCAAACTTGAAGCCCTCTTTGACCAGTTGCAGGAAATCGTTATCGTTATCGGCATCGTCGTTAGTGATGACTAGAAGGCCACCATCTCCGTCACCAAGTGCCTCAGAAGCATTACCTGATCCGCCCTCTGTGGTCGTAATCGTCCAGTCGCTTGCTAAGTAAGTATCGAAATCGTTGTGGTAAACGTGATATTTCGCTGGAGCAGGCATCTTTAGTTTGCCTAACGTGCTGCTGCCAGAGACGTTGGTCACTCCACTAGTAAAATGAGTTGTCATAACAGTTCTCCTTTTTGAACCAGTAATCAGACCATCTGATTACCATTTGACCCTTCGAGTTTAGGTTAATCGCAAGCACAAAAAAAGGGGGCCGTGGCCCCCTTCTATAGCTTGCTGTCTACGCGCCTTGAGAGCCGTAGATGCCTCGCCAGTCCGAGAACCCGAAGCTGTAACGCTCACGAGCCTTGTATCGGATGTTACCAGTCGTGAAGTCAGGCTCCATGCTGGTTTCCATGGCGGTGCGTTGGAACATCTTGAGACCTTCACCAGCATCGGTGACAGTCGTCAAAATGAAGTACGCATCAGGGTCAGTCAAATAGTGATTGACCGTGTAGCCGCCGGGCAGTACGCCAGTGTTGCGGATCGCGTTGATGTCGTTGTCTGCAGTTCCCGAACGCAAAGTAGAGTTCAGGATTCGGTCTGCAACGAATACCAACTGTGGCGGTACAACAAGTTTGGTTGCCTGCACTGAAATTGTAAGGCCTCTATCGTCAGTAAACGTGCTGATATCAATAAGGGCGTCTTCCAAACTCGTCTCATTCAGGTCAGCCATCGTGGTTGCGCGGTTGGCCGCTGTGCCACCACCCGCAAGCGGGTGTGCTGTGTTGATCAACGATACCCCGTCACCGCCAGTAAACGAGCTGCTGAAAGCGTTGTTGAGTACGTCTGCACCTTTGACCTCTTTAGTGTTAGCCATAGATCGGGCCAAAGCCTTCACATACCGCTTACCTAAACTGTCATAAAGATTATCTTCCACCGCTTCATCGGTTAACGAAAACGCTAAGGCGATGGTGTCGTGTGTATAACGTGCAGAGAAAGACTCGGAAGCGTTGTCAAAGACTACGCCTTGTCCCTCTGTTTTTACAGGGGCACTACCAAAGCCCGTAATCAGCACCTCTTCCTCGAAGGCGCGTTGAGAATCCTCTAATGCAAACAGTTCCTCATACTCGCGGTCGTAAGAATCGTAACTCATTCCAAACAATGCGTTTAAGCCGGGTTCCAATTCTTTCGCTAATTGTGCGCGTGAAATTGCCATTACCTAGCCTCCTTATGCCAAGCCAGCGCCTTTGACACCCATGATATGGTTCTGAATCACAACCATTACATTGGTGTTAGCGCTTGCAACGTCTGAGTTATCGGGATCTTGGCTGATATCAATAGCCTTGAGAGGCAACGTAGTGGTAGTCGCACCAGTAGTCACGTCAAGTTCTACATTCGATCTGCCAGAAGCGGTATCGCCCGTAGTGGACTGGTCAACGATGTCGAAATTCCCGAACAAATCTGCTACGGGGAACGTATCGTCGGCCTGTACCTCAAAAACTACGTCAGGGTCATCAATCACAAAAGCGATGATGTCTGCGGCAGCTATTGAGCCAGGGTAATAATTTTTGAACACCTGCTCACCTGTGGTGGGATCGGTGTATTGAACTCCATTGAACACCCCAATTACTGGGACAGTCGATGAGGCAGCAGCTCGTCCCACAACACCAGCAGTCAACTGCTTCACCAAGTCACCTTGGAAAATTGCACCTGACTGATTGTTGGCGATACGATAACGAGATTGACCACCACTATATGGAGCGCCACCCATCATACGGGAGGGCTTCAAACCGAAAGCGGCATCTTTGTTAGCCATTTACTTTCTCCTAGTTTTTGCCAAAAGTTACACGGCTGTCCCTTTGCGGATCGTACTTAACGTAACGGCTATCACCACGAGCTTCGTTGAACACTGTGTTGTCCAGCGCCTCTTTGGCTTGTTGAGTTTTATCGGAGTAGTACTCGTTACGCTCTTCAACTGTTTCGTTAGGTATCTTCGCAAGCAACAAACCTTCGTTATAGACAACTCCTGCGTGCCTGCCGTCCCTATCCATTGTGGGGACAGTGTCCTGCCATTCAGGCGGTAGATCGGTCGCTCTGACAAGCTCCCAACCTTCTCGAACACGACGGCTGACATTTGCTCTGTCTTCCGTCCCAAGCATCGACTCGCGTATCCACCGATAGGTATATCCTGGCGGTGGAGGTGGCGTATCGAGCTTACGCACAGGTTGCCATGGTCGTCGCCGAGCTTCTTTATCGTGCGCTCCGGCCTCACGCGATGAACGGGGGTTTTGTTTACTTTCAGCCATTATGTCGAACTCCTGTTTGCAACTTTTTGCTTCTCTTTCGCCACCACTTGGAGCCAACGCTCCTCTGTCATGTTATGCGGCTTCAGACCTCGGAGTCTCTCTAGTTCGCCTTTAGTGAACTTAACACCGTCCTGACTGCCTCGTGTTTGTTGTCGGCCACCTCCGGTGGTACTAGCAACTCTTTGCACGGCGGGTTGCTTAGTGTTTTGTTCGACGGTCTCTGTACTGGCTTCCTCGCCACTACTAAGATTAGGGTAAACCTTGCGGACTCGTGAATCCAGTGCCTGATAATAATCATCAGAATCTGGCTCGTAGCCCTCATTGATCAAGTTGTAATGCGTAAAATATGCAAACTGAGTGGCCTGCAAGTTTTCTTCGTCTGACTGATCTCCATACCACGGGTTTCTGCTATGCCAGTCTTTCGCTTCTGGAGTCGGATCGGGAGCAGCGGCTTGTTGAGGCGCTTCCTCCGGTTGATAGGTTTGGTAGTTTTCTTGACCTTGCGACTGCACAGGCTGCTCTGCGGCTTGACGTGTTTTTGCAACACGCAGTTTTTCTTTTTGGATCGCAATGTCGTTTTTCAACGAGTCTGCTTTGGACATCAAATCAGGATCACCGGCAGCGACTGCTTTCCGATAAATGTCATCAACCTGCGCCTCTTTCGATTTAAGCGCCTCTTCTTCTTTCTGTAGCACCGTAGATTGTTGCTGTTGAGCAAGCTGTCGGTACTGCTGGAGTTCTTGATCTTTTTGCAGGGCTAAACGCTCATACTGCTCTGCGCGCTGTTCCGCTGCGCGAGTTTGTGCGTTCAGTTTGTTGATGCGCTTTGAAACACCTTTGGTGTAGGTATCTAATTCATCATCGCTACTGACCGAAGCCGACTGCTCCTCTACCGGGTCTTCAGTGACCTCGATCTGTAACTCAGGTTCTGCCTGTTCTTGGTCTTGGGCCGTATTCTCAATCATAAAAAGCTCACAATGTCGTCGGGGTCTTCAATGGTGGCAATCACTTCATCATCATTGATGAGTCGGATCTCTTCACCGCCTTCGAGTTTCATTCGGCTTCCTGAATATCGGCCAATCAGCACCCACTGTTTTTCAGCGCACCACGGCTCTAGCCCATACTTTTCTTTGTCATTGTAGCAAAGCGGCCCCATTTTTAGGACGTAAGCTACAACAGTTGCTAAGGCTTCTCGGTCTATTGTTTCTTTGGTGAGAGCAATACCGCCTTTAGATGTCATGCGGCCTTTGTACGGCAACACTAACATTCTCCAACCAGACGGCTTAGGCATTCGATCCATAATCGACAGATCGATTAATTTGGGATCTAACACTCGATCACTCGAATCGACGTATACGCTGCCCAAATTCACTTCGCTCATACTTTGTTATCCTTGAAATACTGGGAAACTTCTTGGTGTATCAAGTTTAACGCAGTTAGCTCGCCTTGCAACGATCTGTAATGCTCAATATCTTTCAACATACCGTCCATCATCGTTGTTTGAATCAAGCTTTGTCGGTCCTCGATCACTCGCTTTATTTTTTCTGCAAGTGTTATGTCATCCATTAATCGCGCTCATGGAAGTCAAAACCACGAGTAGCAGCGCCTTGGCCCCGCGCTTTGATCACGCGAAATGACCCGCCAACGGTGCGTCGTACAAGCTCCGGTGTCGTAGGTGTTGTTTTGATGGTTTTTGTTGGCGAGTCTACCTTTTCGACTCTGCTCATATCTTTGATGGTCATTTTTTTGTCCTCTTCGTTGTGGCTTTTTTAGCAGGCGTTTTTTTCGCTGCGGCCTTCTTTTTTGGTTTTTCTTCTACCGGCGGCTCTTCCACGGGCGCTGGTTCTGGCTCAGCGACCTGCTCAACAGGAGCATCACCTGACAGACGGGCCAGCTTTTCCGCGATGCGCGCGTCAGTCGCAGCTTTTTTTGCTTGCGCTTCCATTTCTGCGGCCTCGGCTGCGGCTCGCTCGGCAGCACGCTCTAACCGCTTCATCGCTTTGAGATCTTCTTGCAGTTTTATTTTGTAACTCGTTGTCATCGGCTTCCTCCAAATTTGGTTTGCAACTCGGTGAGTTTCAGGTTCGCCTGCTGTTGCAGTCTCTGTAAAGCGAGATCTAGTTTATCGTCGGCGACCTCTTTCGACGTGTTGATTCGCTGCTTAGCGATTTCTGCTTCGAGCAGCTTCTCGCGTCGGCGCGACTCTTGCTTCGCTGCGAATTGATCCTGCTCCGCCGCAAGCTCAGCTCCGCGTAAATCCAACTCTTGCTGTCGTATCTGGACCAAAGGATCTTCTTCATTGCCTTGACCGATTGAAATGAGCAATTCTTGTGTGAGTTGTGCCAGGATCGGCGCAGAAAACTGTTCCACAATCATTTGCAGCTCTTGCATGGCCATCTGCGCCTGATCTGGCGGCAGTTGTCCGGTTTGCGTCGCCTGATTGATCTGCTCCATCTGCTGCGTGACTTCGGGTGGCACCTGCTCTTGTGCGAGCTGCGCTGCTAAGAATTGCAGGTGCTGCATCATGTGCCCAATGATTAGCCCTTGGAGCTGTGGGTTGGTTTTGACAACGTCTGTCAAAAACAATGAGCGGTGTGCGTCGATATGCGCCTGATGGTTCTGTGCCTCGAAAGCCATCGCCGGTTGGCCCATCATAAACCCGTTGTTTTCTAAACCTGCGTCAATCGGCATCGGAGCCGGAGGCTGTTGCGGTGGCTGCAACAACGAATCGATGTCATCTACACCCAAAGCCGCGTACATCCGCCTGTATGCTTCGTAGATGCCAGTCGGCCCATGAATCTCTGGGTTTGACTGAACCATCGTGAGCAACTCTTGAGCCATCGTAATACGCTGGCTCTGACTGAATATATTCGGATCAGACACCGGGATAATATCAACCCGGCCATCAAAGTCTTGACCTTTGATCTCTTGGGGACCGCTACCCGTCTGGTAGGGATAAACCGGCGGTAAAAAGTCTGCGAATACTTTCGCTAATAACTGGAACTCCACTTTCTGACTGTAGTGGAGTCGTTTGTGGATAGCCGACATCACTTTCGTACCGCGCTCTAACAACGCGACAGTGGTGCCTACAGGCATGGCCTGATTCATATCGCCCACGTTCATATCGGCGATAGAAGCGAAACGCTTGCCAGATTCTACCAGTAACCCAAGCAGACTCATGAGCACATTGCTTGGTTCTTTGATCGGCAACGGTATTAAGTTTTCTCTCAGGCTTGCACCCGTCGTGTCAATATCGCGGAACTCGCCCGGTTGCAGTGGGTCGTCCTCGTCTCGGATTCTCATGCCTCTGGCTTTGAAACCGGCAGGTAGATTCGCGAGTGTTCCGGCATCAATCAATTGTCTGAGGATACTTGTGCTGGCCTTGGCCAACCCGCCAATCATGTGCGACAAACCCAATCCATAAAAACCGAGGCCAGGCAAAAATTTATACTGAACGAAGTAGTTGACCTTTTGTTTAAGAGGGTCATTCTCAAGGTAGTTTCTTCTGATAGACAAAACCTGTTGGCTTGGCTCATCTATCGTCACGATGTACGGCAGCTTCAGCCCAGTTGGCTGGCCGTCTGGACCCACATCCTCATATCCCGGTATATCCAATATAGTATGGACCTCGTAAACGGTCCGGTCTCGATCTTCCGCATAGCCTGGTGACTGACCCTCAATTTCATCGATCTCTTCTTCGATCTCGTCACGAGAAATATGGTAGGCACCGCCTTTCAGTTCGATATCTGCATAAAAACCGCTGAGCTGCTGCTTTCGGATTTCGTTCTTCGACATACTGAGAACGTGCGTCACACGCTCTGCGCTGAATAGGTCAGTGGCTTCATAAGGCACAACGAGGTCTTGTGGCTCGATAAACTTGCTCATGGCCTTGCTGGCTGCGGTGTCAAAGTAAACCTTCTTGAACGCGCTACCAGCAAGCGGCAGATAGAACAAAAGCATATCCAGCTCAGGATCGTACTCTTGCATCACGTTCATAATGTAGTAATTCATGAAGTCCTGAACGCGCTCCGCTTGCGCTTCAACCTCTGCGCTGCGTGCGCCCACGATCTCTGTCTTCACCGGCCCCTTGGCTGGTAACAATTCCTTATAGGCTTGTGCCTGAAACTGTGTAACCGCTTCAGCGAGGATCGGGTGGATGACGCCGGTTGAGCCTTGGAACGGATTGGACCGCGACTCATCAAACTTCATTCCGAGGTATTTCAAGCCATCAGTAAAGGTCTTTTCCCACTCTGAGCGCGACTCGATGTCTGCTTTTATCGAGGCCAATACGTCGCTGGACAAGGATGACAGCTCGCCCTGGTCCAAACGATCAACCAGGTTTTCGTTGAAGTCACCAACAGGCGCTGAACTCGTCGGAGCGTCTATTTCGTCATCAACTAGGATTTGCTCTTCGAGCACGAGGATCTGCGCTGCTTCGCGGATTTGATCTTCTCGACTAGGGTCAGGGATAACCTCGACCTCGTTGCCCATGGGTATGATGTCTGGATCGTCTGCGGTTCCCGCTTGCTGCTCTCTTCGCTCGATTGCCATCAGTAATACACCTTTCTGTCACGTCGCATGGGAGTCATCTCTTCGACATAGTCTCCATCAAGGGCAAGGAAACCTCCTTGTCTGAACCGCATCAAAGCCATGGTCGCCGAATCACAATAGTCATCGTTATCTCCGTAAGGAAAACTCGCCATCTCTTCAATGACCTCTTCGGCAAAAATCTCGTCTGGTGCCCATACCATGCCCGACTCAAAAATCGGAGCAACACTGTTCATTCGCGCAATCTTATCTTGACCTCGCGACGGTGTATAGGCAGTCACCGGGATGCCCATCCTGCGTAATTCTTGTGTGAGCGGCGTTCCCGACGCCTTGGCCTCAATCAGAACACAGTCTGGCTCCCAGTAACGATATTCTTCCCAGGCCAGTTTTTTCAGCTCAGGGAAGTCCAATCGCATACGTTTTGCGTCAAGCAAAATAATTTGCTCAACGTCCATGTATTCAAATACGGCCCACGTCGTAATTGCAGAGTAGTCAGCGGTTTCTTTCTTGCTGAACGCGGTGTCATAGCTTTGAATGACGTAGCTGTAGGCCGGGACATCTTTTTCCCACTTGTTCCACCATTCCCGCTTGACGATGGAACCTTCTTCCGCTGTCGGGTTTTGCATCCATTGCGCGTTCCACTTGGAAACCGGAAGCGAGGCTTTCACGCTCAAGAGTTCTTCTTTTCTCCAGAACTCTGGCCACAGTGGACTATCGGACTCCGGCATGATCGCAGGGAACTCAAT